TCACGCTTCCCTCCTTTTCAGAATCGTCAGCGCTGGTGCGCGCGAATCGGTTGCTGATACCTTATTTGCCGCCGCAATGAGTTGATCCAGTTCCGCCGCCGAGTAGTGACTGGTGATGCTTCCGTTCTTGTGGCCGAGCAGTGCTTTCCGATCCTCCTCAGTCACGCCTGCCGCGCGTAGCCTTCTCCCAAAGGTGTGCTTCAAGTCGTGAATACGGATCCTGGCAAAGCCATCATGTGCCGGCCGCAAGAACTTCTCCTGCCACTTCTTCGCCGCGCGGATCCTTGCCTTCTTCCAGGCCGAGTCATTCATGCGGTGAACCGTCGTTTCATTCCCCTCGCCATCAGGCTTGCCAAACGGGAACACGTAGAGCGGATGATTGCCGCGCTGCTTCTCGATCACCGATTTGGCCACGTCATTCAAAACGACCAGACGCTCGTCTCGGTTCTTCACCCCAGACCTGGCGCTTCTCCCGCCAAATCCTGCCGGGATCAGGAACACGCTCGTTCCCAGTTCCGGTACCGCAATCTCCCAATTCCACTGAAGCTTGCAAACTTCCTGCTCCCGGCACCCCGTGTTGACCTTGAACATGGCCATGGTCTGAAGGTGCGCCGGGAGTTCGGCGAACAGGATCGACTGCTCTTCCCACGAAAGGGGGTAGGGCTTCCGGCTGTTCGTTTTCTCGTCCAGCAGAGAGATCATCGGCACAACATCGAGCAATGGCCGGCGCTCTTCATCCCGCCACTTCCGCGCACAAAGGTTCAACACTCGAATCACCCTTTGCAGCGCGATGTTCACCGTACGGTTTGTGACGGGCCTGCCTTCAGCCGGGTGTAGCTTCGACTGGATGTAAGGGGCGAGCGCGTCGTCGTCGATGTGTGTGAGCGGCATTTCGCCAATGTACGGGTCGAGCTGCTCCATGTAAGTAGCCGAAATGTGGATCGAAGCCTGGTCCTTCACTTCGAGCAGGAAGCGAGTTGCCGCCTCCCGCCACGTCCTGACCCGCCGAACGCCATACACCTTCTGCTGGCGAAGCTGCTCCAGCTTGTGAATCAGGTACTGCTCTGCTTCGGCGCGGTTACAAGTGCCAGTACTCTCTTGAATTCGTTCTCCTCTGTACTTTTTGTCAATCTTCCAGATGCCGTTCGGCATTTGCTGGAGGCCTGTGATTGCTTTTTGGGCCATGGCAATTCTCCTTGTTTCTTGCCCTGGCGCTCGCTGCGAGGGCGATTGTTGTCCTGATTTGCGGCCTTTTCAATTGCCATGGCTTCGATGTAGGCATCCGCCCACTGGTCGAGCTCAATCCGGTCGAAGCCAACGCCCTGTTTTCCGATGGGAAATTCGCGAACGTTCGGCCGGACAGTTTTGTTGAATACGTCCCGGCACATGCCGAGGTAACCAGGTGCATCCATGGCTCGGATAAAACGGGGAGGGACGGGCGCGACTTGGGCCGCGCTTCGATTAGACATAGGGCTTCCTCGCCCGCCGCTTATCGGCGGGCTGGTAAGTGGATTGTGAAATCAGATGAGGGGTGTCAGGCGAGCTAAGCGGGTGAGCTACGGTTTATTGGTTCGCCTCGCCAGTTGCGTACACGCTTTCTCCCCTGAGGTGACTGGCGGGGTGAACCCTTAGCGCCATGGCCCCTTGTAGCAGTACACGTAGGCGAACCAGGCGAGGGCGATCATGGCGTCACCTGCGAGCCGAGATCCGCCAGGGCAAATACAATGCCGCGGCAATAGTGGTCCTCGCCGTCCAATACGTCGAACGTGGAGTGCGGAATATCGGTCGAGTAGGTCCACGAATAACCGTCTTCCTTGCACCAAAGTGCCTCGATTTTCTGTGCCAAAGGCTTTCGCTTAAAGTAAGCCTGAAGCTCATCGTCGTCTTCGATGTTTTCCCTGTCGGGTAGCAAGCCTTGGGCATCGATCAGCGCAGTTCCGCCGTCGTAGCAGCCGAACTCGTCGCGGATAGCGCCTTCGAGCTCCATAAGGTCATCGCTGGCGCCGAAGACAATCACCAGCCCGGCAGCCTTGGCCGAAGCGATCTGATCTTTAGTGATCGAGCGATGCGCCGGATATTGGATGCCGTTTAGTTCTGCCGCGAGCTGTTCTTTAGACATGACTGTTCCTTTGCCGCTATAGCGGCTGACTTTGAAGGGGGAGGGAGGTAGCTGATCATTTCTGCATCGAATATGATCGGTCCCTTTTCAGCTATTGCATGAGGGATGTATGCGTAACCGACTTGCTTGGATTGGTTCAGTAATTACGGCAATTTATTTAGTAGGGTTTACATGGTTTGTTTTCGGACGCTTGCCAGAGCTTCAAACAATGGCGCTAAATAATTTTGGAGACTTTCTAGCCGGGGCATTTGGTCCCATAGCTTTTTTTTGGTTGATTCTGGGATTCATGCAACAGGGTACCGAGCTTCGCCTCAGCTCAGAGGCCCTTAGGATGCAGGCGGTAGAACTGAAAGCATCTGTGCAACAGCAGACGGCTCTGGTAGAAGCTCAGAAAATCTCCTTGGAAAACCATGAGCGCTCACTGGAGCCGCTGCTGGAAGTTACATACAAAGGGCCAGGCAATCTATACGGTTTGGAAGTGGATTGGTTTCATGTAGTAAACCGAGGAGCGTACTGCCGCAACGTAACGGCGCAGTTCTTTGGTGCGGGTCAAGAAATGCACGGCATAGTTGTTAATCCATTAGCAAAGGATATCCCCCAAGAATTCAGGAATACTTTAGGTCTCCCTGTTAATCAGGAATACAAACTCTCGATAAGTTATGAAAAAGTTAATGGAAGGCAAGGCGCGCAGCATTTCGCGTTGTTTAAGCACTTCGCCGAGGATGGGGTGGGCTTTGCGATTACCTAAGAGGGAGGGCTTCTAGGCACAATGTACGACCAGCCAGTTGGCACACTACGGCCGATATGGGATTCAAGGCAACGTAACTCTTCGTGCTGGCCTCTGCGTCGGTTTTGGAGCGGTACCCACCAGAACTGCAGCAGTGCCTCAGTCACGTGGGTCGCTTGCACTGGTGGCCACGGTCTGCTGCGATCTTTTGGCGGACGGCGGGTGACGAGTAGGTCGGCACCGGCTGCCAGGCTCGGCGTAAGCTGGGCGCGTTTGCTCTCTGTGGGCATGGGGCGTCCTATGCCGGATCTTGCCCGGGCGGTGGAGTGGGGTAGAGTTATGCGGCGAGGCGCTGGTAAAGCTCGATGATGTCGGCGGCGTTGGCGGCGACCAGTGCCTCGGCTTCGTCCGGACAGACGCTGTTGCCGATTAACCTCACTTGGTCGGTCTTGTTGATGTCGCGCCATTCTTCGGCACCGGTGGCAGGGTCGACGAATAGCCCGCGGTCGATGATGTAGTCCTTGTCGAATCCTTGAGCCGCCTTGAGCTCTGGCGGTTGCAGCATGCGCAGGGTGATATCCACCAGCACGTAGCCTCCGACCATGACCATCTCGGCCGGGTCTTTGAAATGCTCCGGCAGGTACTCATGCATGAAAGCGGCACAGCGGCGGGCGCCTTCAAGTTGCTCCGGCGTCAACGTGTTCGGCACCTGCACAACCTCGACCAGCGCAACACGGTCTTTCGTTGGCAGCGTGTGCATCGGCTCGGCGAGCGATATCCCGTCCTTTTCGTTGCCGTAGTACTTCACCAGGTAGGCGTTCACCAGGCGCTGGTTGGCACCGGACTGGCAGATGGTCGAGGTAGGGTCGTAAGCCGATCGGCCGTCGCCTTTGTAGAAACCGCCATTCGCCTGTTCGAAGAACGCGGCTGATACCGCGTGGTGACCGGTGCTGGTGGCCACCACATTGAGCGGCTCGGTTACTTCAGCTCCGACTGAGCCTTTGCGCAGGGTGACCATGTTCGCCGCAGCCATCGCGAAGTGGCCACCCTTGACCTGTGCTACCTGTGTGCGCAATGGCTCCTGCACGTCGAAGTTACGCTGCGATGATCCGTTGGCGCATTCGGTGAGGAATGGCGCGGCTACCGGTTGCACGAGTGCGTGGTGCGTGCCGCCAGCGCTGATGGTCGACAGAGCCTCGTCGGTACCGTGGGTGCTTGTGTGTGCCTCCGATGTTCCTCGCATGGGGACAATGAACGGCTTCGCGCTGGTCATCACATGCCGCCAGCACCCTTTGGCTACGCGGCGCATAGTGTTCTTGGCCATCGGCTTGTCTCGGAAAATCGTCCGACCCAGGTTGGTCCAGTCGATGCACTCTGCCGCAGAGCGCCATGGTTGCTGTTTCCCTGTCGGCGTTTTATGGTGCTTCGGCACCGGCCAAACAATCGGCTTGCCGTCGCGACGCGCGACTAGGTACAGACGCTTGCGGATGGTCGGCGTTCCGGAGTTTGCCGCGATGCGCTCGCGCCACTCGACGTTGTAGCCCAGGCCGCGAACCAATGCTTCCATCGGTACGAACTCACCGATGGCCTGCATGATCTCCGGCATATCCGGGTGATCGGCCGGAAGCCCGGTGCTGATTGCTGCGATGAACGCCTTGAAGGTCCGCCCGCGCTCGGCCTTGATCGGCTGGCCTTCATCATTGATCGGCCCCCAGTCGCAGAACTCTTCGACGTTCTCCAGAAACAGCAGGCGAGACCTGGTGATGAACAGCCAGCGGATCACTACCCATGCCAGCCCGCGAACACCTCGATCACGCGGCGCGCCACCCTTGGCTTTGCTGTGGTGGCGGCAGTCCGGTGACGCCCAGATGATTGCGACTGGCTGCCCCCCGGTGGCTTCGCGCGGGTCCACCTCGTACACATCGGCTACGTAGTGCGCCGTCTTCGGGTGGTTGGCGCGGTGCACGGCCAGGGCGATCGGGTTGTGGTTTACCGCAACATCCGGCTCCCGGTACGCGCGGGCAATGCCGGTGCTGGCACCACCACCGCCGGCGAACAGGTCCACCACCAGTTCCTTTTCGAACGGCAGGCCGATGCTTTGCTGACCATGGATGAGCAGGGGTAATTTCTGGTGTGCAGACATAGGGCATCCTCGCCGGCTGGCGCGATTCGAGAGTGAGTGATTGAGAGGTGGGACGGATCAGGCGGCGTGCGATTTTTCTGGAGCCCAGTCAGCAAACCCGACCTTGGGCACACCGGTTTTGGCATTCAGGATCGGCTTGTTCTTTGCGTCGACCAGCACTGCCTTTGTCCGGATCTTCAAGTCGCGACAAACGATGCTCGATCTCGCCATTTCCATAAACTTCTGGGCGTACTGGGGGGCATCGAACATCGGAGATAGGCGAACGCATTTTTTGCCGGCCATGATTCTCGCTACCTCGGCCTCTACCGCCTGCTCCCACTCCACTATGGTCCGCTCGACCATCTTTCCGTTGTCCATCTTGTAGGTGTTGGTGTTTTCTTTGGCCTCTTCGCGAGCCCAGTTTTCACTCATTCCGAATACGGCAAATGTGCTCATGGGATCACTCCAGGCGGTCGAGAGCTTTTTGAAGCAGCTCGTTTACTGAAAATTGCTTTTCCTCCGGACTCATTGCGCGCCGAATGAATTCGCAGGCGTCCGACATATAGGTGCGAAGCAGATTCGCTTCGTCCTCGGCGTCATCCGCTTGGCTTTCGAGCAAGCGAATGTCATCTCGAAGATCTTCCAGGCCTGCGTTTGGGTCTATTTCGCCCACGGCTATGCGGCGAGCGAGTTCATCGGCTGCGCCTGGCTCCAGGGCGGCGTAATGGAAAAGCTCGTCTTCCTTTAAAGCGTTCGCAGGAATTCCCATGGTGTTCTCCAGGCAGGCGCCTGCCTCGCCGGCTGGCGTGATTCGTTGAAGTTGTGAGGCGCTGGGGTTGGCGCCGGAGGATCAGGCCAGATAGGCCCGGTCGAAGTCGCTCAATGGATGGCGCGGACGCTGGCGAAATTCCTTCAGCGCGACCTTATAGCTAGCCTTTGCCGCCTTCATGGTCTGAGCCCACTCACCAGCTATCTCCAGCGATTCGTATGGCGACCAGTAAGAGGATCTGGAATGGCGATAAGCGCTGCCACGCGGATAGCGCACCATTCTGTATTCCCATTTCCCCCACTCGCCACGTTGCTGGAACTTCGGCTGATTGATGCCGAGGAAGTGGGCGAACCCGTCGTAGCACTCGCACTCATCAAGATAGGCATCAAACTTGGTGCGTTTGGGCGGAGGCGGCAACGGCGGCATCTTCCGCAAAGCAAACAACTCGCCCTCGTCGGTCGCGCGATAGACCACCTCATCGTCAGCGCAGAAAGCCGGAGCCTTGCCTCTGCGCATTAGGCCGGCTTCAACCAGCACATCGAGATTGTTCGCGTCGTCATAGCCCGGGCTGGTCAGGAAGTAGTTCCGGCTAATCTCGCGGTGACGGCCATCGTCTGGGCGAAGCCCTAGGGTGTGCCAAAGCAGGCTGAGCTGCATTTCGGTGACTTCGATCATGGATTTCTCCAGTCAGGCGCCGCCCTCCGTGACCGGATGATGGCAAATTGAATTGGTATGGGGTATTACAGAACGTACAGCTCTATAACTGGGAGGAAGTCATGGTTTTTAAAATGGATGTTTTTGGAAATACTTTTCAGAACGTGGACACTGCTGTTTCCGTTCCTCACGGAACTGATGCCGAGCTTATTTTCAGCAACAACGATCTAATCAACTGCAAGCAGGCAATAGTGCAGCGTGATCCTGTGGGGCTGGTACAAAGCCTTGGGCTTCCTGCTGATACTCCCGTGCATGAGATCATCACGGTCATTCGAACTCTTCAGGAAAGGAAAGACGCGGCGGAGGAGGAGAAGCTTGAGGCTATAAAGAAATCATCTTTATGGCCATTCATCGAGCGATCCGCCAATGTTGTCACCGTGATTCAAGGTCTAATCACCTTAGGTGGATTGGCATTAGGTATTCCGGCAGCATTCTGACTAGTCGGGAATGACACGTAGCATCTCTCGGTTGTAGGCGATCTCCAACTTACGCGACATGTTTTCGCTGATCGTGATTTCGTGTCGCGACATGGTTGCGAACCGGGCAGAGTCTCCGGCCGGCGCCGCCGCAAGATTCAGGATGAATGTCGACACCGTCTCCTGCCATTCCTCGAAGTCGTGGCGCTCGCCCAGCACCTGAAGTGCATCAGCAAGCGCCTTCGACACAATCAACGTGCGCTTCTCGGCGCCGATCCGGTCCAGCAAGGCTTTCTCCTTGGCGCGCTTGTCCCGCTGAATATCTGCGTTGCTCTTGGTCATGGCCTACCTCTTCAATTCCGCTTGCCGGCAAGTCCAGCCAGGTCTGTCGTCGGCGCAGGTGCGCCCGGTTGATCATTCGTTTCATTTGGGCGAGGCGAACTTGAAGCCGTTCTCTCTGGCGATCAGCTCGATGCGCTTTTGCCGGATACGGGTTTGGGTTGCCGCTGCGCTGGAGGTGATGCCCGTCTCTGCCAAGGCCTTGAGCATAGGTGCGAGCTTGTCTCGCTCTTTACGCAGGCGTTCGCTGTGGCCGTTGGCGCCGGAAAGACTGACCTCGCCGCTGACGCCAGCTTTGACTTCCTGCACGGTGCGGCCGGCGCCGAAGAACTGATCCAACTGCTGGTTCAGGTTTGCGATGATTGAGTCTCGCGGGTTGGGCATAGGTACGCCGATCACTGCGCACCTCCGGGCCGGTTGGCCTTTTCCTCGAGCTGTTTAGCGTAGTCGACGGCGCGAACGTATTCGAAGCGGAAGCCGCAGGTTTTGCCGGTGACCCGATCGACGATGTGGTACGCCTTTGGCCCGACCGTCTTCACCTGAAAGCGAACCTGCTGCACAGGCGATTCCTTGCCGATCATTGAGTAGAACTCGGACGTTGCGATAACTGCGCGAAGACGCAGAGCCTGAAGCCCGTCGATGCGCTGCTGCATGAGTGATTGCATGGCTGATTCCTCGGGGTGGGTTGCGTGTATCCGTCAGCACTCTGGCCTTCTGCTGGTTGCCGTTGGGCGCAGGGGATAGTGCTGGCGGATAAAGGCAGGCGAAAAAAAGCCCGATCGGAACCGGGCTTTGGTTGGCGTCACGAAGACCTCCCTACGTGAGAGCCTCCCAGACCCGCTACTGGCGACAGCCTGGGTTTGAATCATTAGCGGTGACCTTGAACTTTGGGGTAGGCCTACCGATTGCTCGGCCGGTGCGCGGTGACACCGACGGCCAAGATGTCCGCTGCCTGCCAGGGTGATGGGCACAGCCTTCAGGCTTACTGCGCCACGCGGGTGAAGCGGTTAATGCTGCATTGGTGCAAACCCTCCGCGCTTGAGGTGGAAAAACTATTCCAGTTAGGTGCAATTTCTTTCCGGTTTGGTCGCAAGGCCGGCGGCCAGCTCACCACTGCCCAGGTGACGGGCTTTGCGCTAGGCTGAGTGCTCTCACACAACACAGCCTGCAAAGGAGGGCTTACGGCGAATGCGCAAGTTCAAACTGAAGTTCAAGCATGACTCTGACGACATGAATCCAACGCACTATGAGACTGATCAGCCGATCAAAGTCGGTGACGCAATCGAGTTGGTGGATGGCTTCTGGTATGGGGTCACGGACATTCGAATTCTGAAGAGAGATATTCAGCTAACTCTTTCGAAGTCGTCTCAAGATCCTGAAGAGGCAAAGCTTGTAATGAAGCAGCTATTGTCCGACTGAGCACGATCGTCGAGTACTTCAAGCAACTTTCCTTATCAAGCTCAGTGCTTGGGTGCATTAGCGTCATCTTGGTCCGAAGACCTGGCTCGCCTTGCTGGGCCAGGGTCATGAACGCCGCCTCTATTCGTGCTGAAAGAGTAGGGGTTTCAACCCTCGGCAACTCAGCTGTTCTGCTTTGTGGCTGGTACATGTAGACATCCTCTTGATCATCCCAAAGCACCCTCGTAAGAAGGTGCTTCAGTGATGCTTTCGCGACGGGTTGAGAGATGATCTAAGTGCTAGCGAAGTATGTGGCGATGGCAATATGATCCCGTCACTGGCACCGCCTATAGGACGCCAGAGGAAATCAAACTAAAGGAATGCCCATGAAAGATTTCGTTATCAGCGTAAACAACACCGTCCTCTACATTGCACTCGCGGTCATCTGGATCGCGGCGGCGATCATGCTGAGCAAGAGTTTTCTAGCCGCTCTTGGCACATTTGTCGTCGGAACCCTGAGCTGGTGCATCGTCTCCGGTTTCTGGTTTGTGCAGTCGGCTACCTATGAGGAGCTTCGCAAGCTGAACTCAAAAAACAGCTGACTCCATCGAAATGCTTCGCTGCGGCTCATTGAAGTGATGGGCCGCGCTGCACGTTAAAGATTTGCCTGCATCCCGCTGCCCACTCAATGAATGGGCAGAAGTAATGCCTACGGTTTGTCCTTCGTTTTGCCGACCATCAGCACCATCAACAGCAGTGCGACCAGTACCAGGTCACCAACCATTGAAAGGATGCGGCTAGCCGAATCGACGAATACGATTCCGCCAGCAAGCCCGTAGGCGGCCAGCGAGCGTGCTTTGTTGCTGAACCTGCCGAACATGGCTACAGGTAGTCTTTGAGGTTGAGGTTCATGATCTTGGCGGCCTTCTCCAACACCACCATCTCGGCGTCTTCGATCTCGCCGTCAGCCTCGGCCACGGTCAGCATGAAGTTCAGTACGGTCGCCGCGTCGTCGACGCTGTGAGCCAGGTCCTTCAGTTCCTTCTCTGCGTTCTGACGGATGATGCGCGGGCCACCTTCGTTGAAGTCAGCCTTGGCGCGGTCGATGGTGTTGCTAAGCTCGGCGCCGAAGCCTTTCAGGGCGGGGGAGTTGTTGATCAGCTTCTCGATCTTTTCGAGCTCTTCTTTTTCGATTTCGCCATCAGCGGAAGCGACGTAGAAGACGCCGTAGACTGAAGCCTGCATCAGATCGCGGTTGGTCATCACGGCCAGGGCCTGACGGGCTTCGCTGGATTTCTTGCCAAACAATTTGCCGAACATGGCTATTCCTCTGGGTTGGGTTACATCCCGCTGCACCCTGTCGCCAAGGTGCATCAGTGATGCTGTCCGTCCAATTGCCGCCGGAAGGGGCGGGGCGCATTGCTTGCCGGGTCATTCACACGGTTAAGGCGTTTCACCATCGAGCAGCCGTCCAGGTTGTTCCTGTCGTTGGCAGGCTTTCGGGCCTGTCTGCACGCCGGTCGCCGGTAGAGGCAATGCGGTCTGTTGTTTGTTGCGCTGACTGTTAAAGAGCGGCGCGGCTTTCGCTGCTGGGCCGGTTATGCGTTGGCTTGAGATAAATATAAGCATGCTTATTAATGGTCGTCAATAAGCAGGCTTATAAAATTTCTTGGGGGCGATAAAAAGCCCGCATTGCGCGGGCTTAATTCAGAAGTCGATATAGCTCCTCCATTCGATATGCACGCAATCCTGATCCAAGCGCTCAACCGTAATCCCATCAGTTTCATCCAGCTCCTGGAGTACTCGCTCCCACGCTTCGGGCGCCTCGTCTTCTCGCCTGGTAATCCTTACTGCCTGATGCTTCTGCACCTTGGGGTCTGAAACCATTTTCTGAATTCGACGACCCACGTGCTCGTAGGAATTGGGTACGAAAGTAATGTTGGTTGCGCTCTGGTTCATGTAGTCCTCCTTGGTTAACTGTATGAATAAACAGTATTTGATTCGTAGGAAAACGGCAATACGACAAGAGTACATTTGTACTCTTTGAGGGGCGGACAAGAAAAAGCCCACACTGGGCGGGCTTGTGTTGTTACGTTGCTTCGTAAGTCTGGGCCTTTACAGCTTCCCGGTCATACGCACTGCAACGCCGATGATCTTGCAGCTTTCATCTAGCTCAACCATCTTGTAAGCCGGGTTCAACGGCTTTAAATATCTCACTCCACCGTCATCTACAAGCTTCTTGAAGGTGGCTTCATTGCTGGCTGGTAGCTTGGCAATCACCAGCTTCCCTGGCTTAACGTCGGCCTCAGTGTCTACCAGAATCAGCATTCCTTCAGGAACACTTGTACCGGTAGGCGCCGTCATTGAGTCGCCTTTTACTTCAAGCCAAAACGCCGGACCTTTGGAGTCATAGTCAGAAAGCTCGTAACGGTCAGAAAACCCATCGGGGTAGGGCTGCACTGCCTCCTCCCAAGAGCCAGCAGAAACCCAGCTGATTACAGGGTAGCGATAAAGCGCTGCGGGCTGGTTGGCCATTCTCACATTTGAGTCGCCCGATAATTTATCGGTCATCGACCCAATCCCGTCAGACAGCCAAATTGCGCTGACGCCGCAGAGATGTGCAAGTTTCGCAAGATGGGCGCTTTGCTGATTCTTTCCCGTCTCCAATTGCGAGATCACGGGTTGCTCAACGCCAGCCTTTTCGGCCAGTGCTTTCTGAGTCAGGTTTGCATGCTTGCGTGCGAGCTTCATGCGTTCGGCTAATGTCGTCATGCCCGTAAATTTATAAGTTCCCTTATGCTCTTGCAAATAAGCCTCCTTCTCCCTACGATATAAGCGTGCTTATCAGGAGGGCTCTCTATGACCCCTATCGAAAGGCTCGTCGAGCACTTCGGCGGGCAAACCAAAACAGCTCTGGCGCTGGGGGTTACTCAAGCTGCGGTTTCCTACTGGGTCACTGGTGCTTACTCAATGAGCGCGAAAACTGCGTTCAAGGCAGAAGAGCTGACCAATGGGTTGATCACCGCCCGCGAACTCTGCGCCGAACCTAAACCATCGGTTAGCGCCGCTTAGCCAGTGAGAAACATTTTGCAACCCGTTGTGGCATGCAGCCACGGAAACAAAACAGAGGTTTTACGAATGGACGAATTTCTGCGGGCTTGCCAAAGCGCGGTCCTGGACAACGAAGCGAAGGTACTGTCCGGCCAGATGGGAGTTCCCCACGTCAGCCTGCTGCAGCGTGCCAACCCCGACAACGATGCGCATCACCTGACCATCGAGCACCTTTTCGGGATCTTGCTGCACACCGGCGACATGCGTCCGCTCACCGCCTTGGCTGATCACTTCGGTTTCGACCTGGTGAAAAAGGAAGCCCCGGCCCCGGAGGCACTCACGGCTTCGATGATGCATGTCAGCAAGGAAATCGCTGACCTGACCATCGCGGTGCATTCGGCTCTCCACGACGGTCACGTCAGTCAAATCGAGAAGCAGGCAATCCGCAAAGAAATCGGGCATGTCCGCCACGAATTGGACGTGATGGAACAGTCGGTGAAGGTCGCCTGAATCGCAGACACAAAAAAGCCGACGTTCGAGGTCGGCTTTTTCAACAGCAGTAAAACACTTGTGGGGACATTATGAACACGATCGTCGCTCCAAGCAATACGGTCACCATGTCGAGCCGTGAGATCGCAGACCTCACTGGCAAGCAGCATAAGGATGTCATCCGTGACATTCGCGTGATGCGCAAGGCGCTTGCAGATGATGGCGCAGATCTGCGCCATCTCCGGGAGGTGAAGGATGGGCGGGATTACACCGCAGAATTCCATCTTGATCGCGTCCTGACTGAAACCCTTTTGACCGGTTACAGCATTTCGCTTCGCCATCGTGTCGTGACACGTTTGGGCGAACTAGAAAACGTGTCGCGACAGGTTGTCTCGATCCCGCAATCCCTACCAGAAGCCCTCCGACTTGCCGCAGATCTCGCAGACAAGAACGGCGAGCTTCAGCGTCTGATTTCAGTTCAGGCCCCGAAGGTCGCCGCTATCAATAGGCTCGCTGCAGCTGGTGGCGCGATCTGCATCACTGATGCAGCCAAGCAGCTCGGTTTGGCTCCGGCGCGCCTGTTCGCCTGGCTGGAACAGCACCGCTGGATCTTCCGGCGCCACGGAGGAAAGCGCTGGGTTGCCTACCAGCCACGCATTTCCTCCGGCCACATGACCCACAAAGTCACAGCCTTGAAGCCTGATCCAGAAACCGGGATTGAGCGAGCTGCATTCGACCCAATGGTCACCCCTAAAGGCCTAACCCGCCTCGCTGAACTTCTGCAGGAGGCCGCGTAATGGCCGGCGACTGGATCAAATTCGAACTCACCACCCTGGACAAACCTGAGGTCTGCCAGATCGCTGACTTTGCCGGCATCGATCCTGATGCTGTGGTCGGAAAGCTGATGCGCGTCTGGGGCTGGTTCGATCAACAAACCCAAAACGGTAACGCTCCCAGCGTTAGTAAAAAGTTACTTGATCGCTTGGTAGGCGTTATCGATTTCTGTGAATACATGAAATTGGTGGACTGGATGATCGAGGAGGAAGGGGTGATTAGTCTTCCTCACTTCGACCGCCACAATGGCAAGACCGCTAAAAACAGGCTTCTCACGGCAAAGCGAGTGGCAAACCACAAGGCGAGTAACGGTAAAAGTAACGCTGCGAACGTTAGCGGTGCGTTACCTAAAGAAGATGTAGAGAAGAATAAAGAACCTCTCTCTGCGCGTGAGCAAGTTGATCCTCGCATGCCAAGCGAGATGACCCTCGACTGGCAGCCTGACGCCAAATTGTTGAAGACCTATGCCACCCATTCTGGCGTGGTCCTTACCATGTTCACCGATGAGGTGCGCCGCGCATTCACCGCGCACTACGAATCGCGTGGACAGGTGAACACCCAGGCCGAATGGGTGCAGATGCTGGTCAAGTGGGTGCTCACCGACAATGCTCGAGCTGCCGCTTCGAACGTTCGCCAGTTTCCGGCGCGCCAGTCCAACGGACCTGACTTTGATGACACCAGTTGGGCTGATGACTTCGGGGGTGGTCTATGAGCGCCAAGTCAACGGCTCCGCGCAGCGCAGGTCAGCTGCTGAAGTTGGCAGGTGCAACCGAAGACCTCCGTTCTGCCGTTGGTAACTACCAGTCACCAGCGCCAATGCCTATGCCGGAATCCTTGCCATCCGGTACGGTCGAGGTCGTTAACGCATTGTTCAAGGAGCTTCGCAGTATTTTCCCCGCCTGGAAGCAAGCCTGGCCAGATGATCCCTCTCTGCAGGCCGCCCGGCGCAGCTGGGTCAAAGCTTTCATCGTTGCCAAGATCACGCAGCTTGAGCAAATCCAGTTCGGTGTCGAGCGGTGCCGCGAGCTGGGGACCGATTTCATCCCTAGCGTGGGCAAATTCATCAAGCTGTGTATGCCAACCCCGGAAATGTTAGGCATACCTTCCAGTGACCGGGCGTTTCGTGAGGCCTTGGAGAATGCGCACCCGAGCCGTTTCGGTGCCCGCGTCTGGTCTCACCCGGCCATCCGGCACGCGGCATTGCAGTGCGAGATGCACAATCTGGGCGACCTGCAGCCCGAGAAAGCCAGCGAGGTCTTCGATAGGGCCTACGAAATCACCATCCGCCGGCTGGTCGCCGGTCTTCCGCTGGAAGACATCGTCATCGGCATCGGGCACGACAGCCAGAAATCGGCAGTTGAGTGGGCATCCGAACTGACCGAGCGCGTTGCGCTGGCCCAGGTGTCGCGCATGGGCATTCCTGCGGATGGTCAGTCAGCCCGTGAGCAGCTGTTGCGACGTTTTGGGTTGAAGCCTTCCGCTCGAGTTGTTGGAGGCACCAAGCATGCCTAACCCGTATCTCGCTCCCACAGACCCTGCCGAATACCGCTTCGCCGTCCACTGCTGCGGCTACAAGTTGGATCTCGCCTATGAGCAAGACCGAGCTGTCGCAGTTTTCAGATGCGCCGAGATGGCCAAAACCTACGGTGCACGGATGTGGCCTACGACCTTTGAAGTGATTGACCGATTTACCGGAGAGCAAGTATGACGCCAGCCAAACTCAGGGTATTCAAACAGAAGCCAGTGCGCGCCAAGTCAGTCGACCGTGAGGGACAGGAGCAGGCCGCGTTGATGGCCGAGCTGCGCATCCGGATGCCGGAAATTGCTGACCTGATCTATCACGTCCCCAACGGCGGGCACCGCCTCAAGTCCGTGGCCGCAAAGCTGAAACAGCAGGGCGTAGTGGCCGGTATTCCCGACCTGGTGCTGACCATGGCGCGCGGCGGGTTTTTTGGCCTGTACATCGAGTTCAAGGCCACACCGCCGAATGATGCCGCCATTTCGCCGAGCCAGCATGAGCGGATTCGCAAGCTCAATGAGCAGGGCTACCTCGCGGTGGTCTGCCGTGGCCACTTCGACACGATGGAGCAGATCCGCGCCTACCTGCGACTCACTCCTACAGTGGTGGCGGCGTGAGCAGTGCTGCCGTGAAGATCACCGACGCCGAGATCAAGCGGCAGGCTGCCGGGGACGTGCGGGATCTGCGCGACATCGAAAATCGCGGTCTGTACCTGCGTTTCACCCAGGCTCGCGAGCGTGCGTCCTGGTATCTAGTGGTGAAGGGCGAGTGGAAGCGTATTGGCGCCTTTCCCGACCTCAACGCCAAGCAGGTCGTTGCAGCGCTGCCGGCCATCCGCCTGCGTCTGGAGGCCGGCGCCGGCGCCAATCTGTCGAAGTGGGTCACCGTCGGTGAGTTGCTGTCTTGGTACGCAGAGCGCATGTCCCGCGACCGCAACCTCTCCAGCAAGCGCAAGAAGACCGGTGCTTCTGCAATCAAATGTCACCTGATGCCGCGCCTGGGTGACCTGCCACTGACCGGCATCGACAAGGCGACCCTCGACAGCCAGCTCATGTGGCCACTGCAGGAAAGCATTTCCATCGACTACGTGCGCTCGGTGTTCCAGCTGCTGGCCCTGGCCTTCCGGCAGGCGTTCAAGCTGGGGCTGATCTCGGCCAACCCGATGGCGACCATCAAGTTCAACGACTTCTCGAAAGCCAAGGTCGGGATCAAGCCGTCGCGCCTGCGTGGGGTGCAGCTGTCGGGCCTGCTGGAGCAACTGACGGCCGTCATGGTGTCGGCGCCGCTGGATGCCATGCTCGCCCTGATGATGCTCTGCCACGGCACGCGCATCGGCGAAACCCGGCAGGCGCGCTGGTCGCACATCAGCCTGGCTGAGCGCGAGTGGTTCATTCCAGCCGAGCACACCAAGACCGGCGTGGAGCATCACCTGCCATTGACCGAACAAGTTTGCGCACTGCTCGTCAGTTACCGGGAAGGCCAGTACGCCAAGGGCTACGACGGCCAGTTCATGTTCCCGGCACGCAACGGAAAGGCGTTGAGTGAAGGTCAGGCCAGTGCCGTGTTCGCTCGGCTGGGGCAGGGCGAGTGGACCAGTCATGACCTGCGCAAGGTTGCCCGTACCGGTTGGGCTGACCTCGGCATCGACCACCTGATCGGTGAGCTGCTGATCAACCACGCCATGGGGCACAACGTGAAGGTGTACATCCAGTCGGACGTGATGGGGCGCAAGCGGGATGCCCTGAAGCAGTGGCACGCCCATCTAGACCAGAAGGGTTTCGCCCTGATTCACGGATTGACCGGCTTTAGATTCGGAGATTCCTGTAATGCACTGGAAGCCGCAGAAAACAAGGCCTGCGAGGCCATTCACGAATCAACCATAGGCGAGGTTTAAAAATGGATAAAAGGACTCACGGCCCCGCCTTTGTGCGCTGCCTGATCCCGCTCACCGACTGCCCATCGTGCGCTGGTAAAGGTGTTATCCAGGGTGTTTTTCACCAGCTCGACTGCATCGGTTGCCACGCCTCCGGCCAGGTAAATGCGGTGACGTTGGAGCCGCTGCCGGTGGAAGACCTGGTGGTGCAGTTGGGCATACTGCTGCGCCGGGAGCGTCACCTCGCAACCCTGGCTCCGGCGGCGAACGACACCGTTGAGCAGTATCAGCAGAGCAATAACCGCGGCGCCGGTCGCTCGTCTTACAAGGGGGATTGAACAATGATCTATCCAGGCATTCTGAATGCAGTTGTTTCGGCCCTGACAGCTGAAGCCATCGACAACACTAGCAAACAGGCATGGCAGAAGCTGTACAACTCTGCCGACGAGGAAGAGGGCGGGGATCTGGCGACACTGGTTCGTTCCCGCGGTGTCAGTAGCATTGACCGCACGCAGGTGGATTGCTGGGTTTCGGCCAGGCTGCATCATGGGCTGGAGCCGAAGCATTGGGATGCCCTGGTCGCCAAATACAGCACGCACAAGGGCCGCAAAGTGCAAGCACTGGCAGCGCTGCAAACCATCATCACCACCCCGGCGCCGAAGTTGTTCCTCTATAAGGCAGTCACTGCCTGGGCGATCCCGCAATTGAAGGGCGCTCGGCCAAAAGTTGTGAGTTCGGTATCTGTCGAGATTCCGCTGGATGCCCCGGCATGGCGCCGCGAAGTCATGGTGAAAGCGGCTGTGGCTGCTGGGAAAGCCAAGGCCAAGAAGGATGAATCCCGATCCGCCGATATGATCGTGTTAAAGGACAGCTTCTACGACATGAACACCTGGGATAACGACGGCGCGCCCGAGTCAACCCGGCGTCGGTGGCGTCAGTCGATTAATCAGGCAGCAGACGATTTGGTCAACGAAGCACTTGCACATGCCGGGGAGATTCTTGAGGCGGAAGGGTTGCTCATCGAAAAGGCCGCGTGAGTGGTTGTTGACATCAGTGAGCGGATGAGCGAAATTAATCCTATCCTGTCATTCCTGCGCGTGTTGAGGAGTGACCATAAAAAGCCCAGCCATCGTGTCGGGCTTTTTGCTTTCTTGCTTTGAAGGACCTGATAAAATGGCTTCTTGCCATTATCTACTAGCAAGGATGTCTATATGCGGCGTGATATGAACCTGATTCGACTGATTTTGAAGAGAATCGAGGATCTCAGCGACAGCGGAAATTTTTATGCGATGTTTCCCGAATACGTCGAAAACTTCCAAATCAAGCAAGACTGCGAAGCACAATTCGCCCTTGCCTTTAAGCACCTTAACTTATTGATAATTAGCGGTTTCGTAGATGGGGATGAAGATCGCACGGGGAATGTGCGCGGTCTGACTTGGGAAGGTCACAACCTTCTTGATCGCATCCGAGATGCCCAGCTCTGAAATTGATAGATCAATCGCTTTTGTCACTACTTCCATGCCCGCCACTGAGCGGGCTTTTTATTGCGCTCCCGTCAGGGAAGATCTGAGATGCCGAACATGCCCGACAAACCAGACACCTGGCTACTTGTACTCGCCTGGCTGAGTCAGCATTCCCCGATGTTCTATGCCGCGGCGCTATCGTGCTGGATCGCCTTCCTACGCGTTATCTACGGCGGTGGAGGCCGGCGTCAGGCGCTGCTGGAATCTTGCCTCTGCGGCGCGATTACAGCCGGTGCATTTCCGTTGCTCGAATACTTCAACCTTCCATCAAGTCTGGCAGCAGCCCTCGGCGCCATCATCGGCACTCTGGGGGTGAAGAAGGTGGCTGCCTTGGCCGACCGATTCACTGACTTCAAATTGCCCAAGCGGCAGGAGTGACCGATGCAACTGATCGACAACTGGAAGGACGCGCTCTCGATGACCAGCGTTCAGGCGGGCGGCGCAGTTGCTGTGCTGGGGATCGCTGAGCAGCTGATGCCTTCGCTGCAGGCTTTGCTACCACCGATTGCCTATGGCGCACTGGGTCTACTGGTGATGATCGCTCGCGTTATCGTCCAGAAGAAGCTGAGAAAGTAGGCATGGGCTGCGCAGGCTGTGAAGCTCGCAGAAAGTGGATCACCAAGTGGACGAGGGTGGCATATGAGCGAGCAGCAGAACTCCTTGGAAAGCCTGCTGATCCAAGTGCTAGCAGAGCAGAAGCAGCAGACAGCGATCCTCAACAGGATGGCAGAGCAGCAACTGCTTCTAATCCAGGCGATGGCGGACGAGGATGATGTTGACCCTGATGCCATGCCGGAGACCTATATGGATGGCATGCCATGCCGCTGAGGCCGCAGAAGCCATGCAATGCGCAGGGCTGCAACGTCCTGACTCGTAACCCTCGATACTGTGAGGCCCATGCGGATTTGGGCAAGCAGTTCGAGGTGAAGCAGCGCGAGAAGCAGCGAGAGACCAGCAGTCAGCGTGGGTACAGCTACAAGTGGCAGCAGGCCCGCAAGTCCTACCTGGCCAAGCATCCGCTGTGTGCTGAGTGCGAGCGTCAAGGCTTGGTGGTGGTTGCTACTGACCTCGACCACATCATCCCGCACAAAGGCGACAAGGACGCATTCTGGGTCCGGTCCAACTGGCAAGGCTTGTGTCGTCCCTGCCACAGCCGCAAGACGGCGGCTGAGGACGGCGGATGGGGCAATGCGGTGCGGCAGGATACGGAAATCCCCGGTAAATTACCGAAATGAGAACGAATCTCACGGATTTTCATCAAAATGGTCGAAAATGACAGAAATGAGAGGAATTTTCACTCATGGGGGAGGGGGAGGGTCGAAAGTCTGGGGGATATTTTTTCTAGACCGCGCCCTCAATCGTTTTTTCACACCCGCGAAATTAAAAATCCAGGAGTTGCGCGATGGGAGGCACCGCCACGGTCGCCGGCCGTGGTCGCAAACCCAAGCCTACGGCCAAAAAAGCACTGGCCGGAAATCCTGGTAAGCGCGCCCTGAACAAGGCCGAGCCCCAGTTTTCCAAGATCACCCAGATCGACCCGCCGGAGTGGTTTAGTCCTCGGGCCGCCATCATGTGGAACATGATTGTCCCAGAGCTTCTGCGCGAGAACGTCGTCGCGATCACGGATCTACATAACGTCGAAGCATTCTGCTGTGCCTATGACAATTGGCGTTATGCGCAAGAGTCGATCAAAGCGCACGGCATCGTCGTCACCGGAGCTACTGGCGGCCCGATGAAGAATCCTGCGCTGACCGCTGCCAACGAAACGATGCGCCAGATGGTGACCTTCGGGTCGATGCTCGGCCTTGATCCGGCCAGCCGCACGCGTTTGATAGGCGGCAACAAGGAGAAAGAAACCAACGAATTCGCCAAACTACTGAGTAGCTGATGACCAAATCTGCCCATCCCAACGTCGATAAGGCGATGGCATGGGGTCGGTCATTGCTCCGTGGAAAGGTCCCGGCCTGCCGTTACATTCACCAGGCAGTGCAGCGTCACTTCGATGACTTGGCAGCCAGCCGTAAACGCGGGTATCGCTACAAGTTTGATCCGGCCAAGGCCGAGAAGAAGTTGAAGCTGATCCAGCTCCTGCCGCACACCAAGGGCGAATGGGCATTCAAGCGACAGCTGATCAGCCTGGAGCCGTGGCAGCTCTTCGGCCTGGCCGTCACGTTTGCCTGGGTCAAGAAGAAGGGCGGGCACCGCCGTTTCCGCGAAAGCTATTGGGAAGTGCCGCGAAAGAACGGTAAGTCCGTGGTGGCCGGTGGGGTGGGTATCAGCATGTTCGTAGCCGACGGCGAGTTCGGAGCCGAGGTCTACTCTGGCGCGACCACTGAGAAGCAGGCGTGGGAAGTCTTCCGTCCGGCAAAGCTGATGGTGAGCAAGTCGCCGATGCTGATGCAGGCTGCGGGCATCGAGGTCAACGCCTCGAACATGAATATCCCGTCCGACTTCAGCCGGTTCGAACCGTTGATTGGCAACCCGGGCGACGGCGCTTCCCCCAGCTGCGCCATCGTCGACGAATACCACGAGCACCCAACCTCAGCCCAGTACGACACCATGCTCACCGGCATGGGCGCCCGGCGGCAGCCGCTGATGTTCATCATCACCACCGCCGGCGCCGACATCGAGGGCCCATGCTATGACAAGCGCCGCCAAGTCATCGAAATGCTCGAAGGCACTGTGCCAGATGATGAGCTGTTCGGCTGGATATGGACGCTCGACGATGGTGATGACTGGACCGATCCGAAGATGCTGGCCAAGGCCAACCCGAACCACGGGGTTTCGGTGTTCCAGGAGTACCTAGAGAGCCAGCAGGCGAGGGCGATCCGCTCTGCACGCTTTACGAACACGTTCAAAACGAAGCACCTGAACCTATGGGTCAGCGCTAAATCCGGCTTCTTCAACATGGAAGACTGGAAATCATGCGAGGACACCACGCTCACCCTTGAGCAGTTCGAGGGTCAAGAGTGGATTGCAGGCTTCGACCTGGCGCGCAAGTTGGACATGAACTCCCGGGCACGTCTTTTCTGGCGTGTGATTGATGGGAAAACTCACTACTACAGTATCGCCCCTAAGTTCTGGGTGCCCTATGACACCGCGTATGACAGCGATAACAAGCGCATGTCCGAACGGTTCCAAGCCTGGATCAACTCCAAACATCTGGAGGTCACCGACGGCGCCGAGATCGATTACCGCGAGATCTTCGAAGACACGAAGGAAGCCAACCATCAGGCACCAATTCGTGAGTGCCCAATCGATCCGCACGGTGCGACCGGTCTGAGCCACGACCTCGACGACGAGGGTTTCAATCCGGTCACGATCACGCAGAACTACACCAACATGTCTGACGCAATGAAAGAACTTGAAGCTGCAATTACCGCGGGCAGGTTCCACCATGACGGCAATCCGATCATGACCTGGTGTATCGCTAACGTGATCGGCAAAAACATGCCAGGTAATGACGACGTCGTCCGACCGATCAAGCAAGGCGATGACAACAAGATTGACGGCGCCGTCGCCTTGATTATGACCATCGGCAGAGCGCTGATTCTGGTCAACGATAACAGCGGCAACATCAGCGACTTCTTTTCGAAACCAATCATTGTTGGATAACTCACCCATGGATACAGGCCTGATCCTCTTTATCGTGACGGCCGCGGCCGCGCTGTGCCTGTTCGTTGCTGGCATCTACGTTTTGGCTGGTCTCGGATGGTCTCTTGTGGCTGCCGCTGTGTCGTTCCTTGGCGTTGCTGGCTTCATCCGCAAGGGGCTGACCGGTGACTAAACCACTCAAATCTGTGCTGCGTCAGGCTATGTTCAAGTCGGCAGAGCCAAGCTTGGTCAAGTCGTCGCTGGCTGGCTGGATCGGTCGTCGAATAGGCCTGGGTGATAAAGCTTTCTGGAACGGCTTCTACGGTACTGATTCAGCCTCCGGAAAGACTGTAAGCCAACAAACAGCGCTGCAACTGTCCACGGTATGGGCCTGCGTTCGTCTGATTGCCGAAACGCTGGCCACGCTTCCGATCGCGCTTTACGAAGATAAAAACGGCGTGCCAGTGGTAGCTACGACCCATCCGGTTCATCGCGTTATCAGCCAGCAACCGAATGCTGATCAGACACCGGTCGAGTTCTGGGAGTGCGTGGTCGCGAGTCTCCTGCTCAACGGAAACAGTTTCAACGAGCCACATTGGGTGGGGGCCGAGCTCTCTTCTCTGGAGTTCATCTTGCCGCAAGCTGTATCGCCCCCACGGCGGTTAAGCAGCGGTGAGATCGAATATCGCTTCATTGATAGCCTGGGCAAGTCGCACACCCTGCTCGATGAACAAATGATGCACACCCGCGGTTTCGGCACTGATCCACTGTGCGGGCTCAGCCCATTGGCCATGGGCCGCAATGTGTTCGGTGCCGCGATGGCCGCTGACGAATCGGCCAGCAAGATGTTCGCCAATGGAATGAAGTTGGGCGGGGTGCTTTCCACCGACCAGATATTGAACAAGGCGCAGCGCGAAGACATTCGTGAGGACATGGCGGCCAAATTCGCCGGCGCTGTGAACACCGGAAAGACGATGGTTCTGGAAGCTGGGATGAAGTATCAGCAGGTATCCCTGACTCCAGAAGACGCCCAGATGTTGCAAACCCGCGGCTTCAATGTCGAAGAGATCTGCCGTTGGTTCCGCACACCGCCTTGGATGGTGGGCCACACCTCCAACAGTACGAGCTGGGGAACGGGCATGGAGCAGCAGATGCTGGGCTTTCTCAGCTTCACGCTGTTGCCCTGGATGAAACGCATCGAGCAGAGCATCAATCGCCGCCTGCTTCGTCCTGGTGAGCGCCGACGCTTCTACGCCAAGTTTAACCCCGAAGGTTTGCTCCGCGCTGACAGTGCTGCCCGTGCGGCGTTCTACAGCTCGATGACACAGAACGGTATCTACACCCGCGACGACTGCCGGATCAAAGAGAACCTGGCGCCCATGGGTGGAAACGCCGCGAAACTCACTGTCCAGTCGAACATGCTGCCCATCGACAAGCTCGGTGGTGATGCCGGCGATGCTCAGCAAGCGCGCTCGGCTCTGCTGGACTGGCTCAATGACAAGCCGAAAGGTAATTCAGAATGAAGCGAAAAGACCAATCGGTGGCGGTGAAATACCGCTCATTCGACTACGACGTGAAGGCTGTCAGCGATGACGGCCTTTTTTCTGGCTACGGTTCCGTGTTCGGCGTGATCGACAGCTACAACGAGGTGGTCGCCCCGGGCGCCTTTCTCGACTCCATCGCCGAACTCAAGGCGAAAGGTAGAACGCTTCCTGTGCTCTGGCAGCACCGCACGGCCGAGCCCATCGGCTCCTGGTCTCTTGAGTCGCTGAAAGAAGACGCCAAGGGCCTTTTCGGCGATGGCGAGCTCTGGATGGCCGATGCGCCCTACGCGCGAATCGCCTACAGGGGCATGAAGTCCCGGGCCATCACCGGGCTGTCGATCGGCTATTACGTTCGCGAATCCAGCTTCGACGAGAAGACCCGGATTCGAACCCTGACCAAATTGGACCTGGTCGAGATTTCCATTGTGACGGTGCCCGCAAATGACGAAGCCCGCACCGACACCATTAAGTCGAAGCTGGCCCATGGCGGCTTACCTTCGCTCCCTGAATTTGAGTTGCTCCTGCGCGAGGCAGGTTTCTCGAAAACTCAGTCCGCGGTGATTGCCAATCGCGGTCTGCAGCATCTGCTCCGGAGTGAGTCCGTGGGCGACCAGGCTGGAACCCAAGTTGCCAAGGCACTGCACGCGCAGTTGAGCCAAGGCCTGTCTCTCCCATCGTTTTGAGGATTCACCATGAATTACCTGAGTAACGAAGCTCGCAGCGAGCATCGCCAATTTCAGCGCAAAGAGCGTGCTGATGATCAACTGGAACTGAAAGATGTGATGGACGCGCTGCAAAAGCGCGATCAGGACATCAAAACCTTTGCCGAGAAAGCCGGCGAAGAAATCAAAAGTCACGGCAAAATCCTCGACGACACCAAGACCATTCTCGATGGCCTGGTGAAAGATGGCCTTGGCCTGCAAGACCGTCTGAACGAAGTCGAGCAGAAGCTGAGCCGCCGCGGCGCGGCGAACGACGAAGGCGTCAAGTCCATCGGCGAGCAGTTCACCGAAGGCGACGACTTCAAAGGCTTGGCGGAAAAAGGTCGCGGTGTTGCTCGGATGCGCTTGAAGGCCGTTACCAGTATTACCAGCGCAACCACCGGCACCGGTGGTGTTGGCGTTGCCATCGAGCCGACTCGCGTGCCTGGCATCATTCAAGGCCCGGATCGTCCGTTCACCATTCGTGATCTGATCATGCCTGGTCGAACCAACTCCAACGCAATCGAGTACGTGCGGGAGTCGGGCTTCCAGAACATGGCGGCGCCGGTTGGCGAGACCCTGGCGAAACCTCAGTCCGACCTGTCGTACGAGCTGATCACCACCACTGTTAAGACCATCGCGCACTGGTTCCGTGCATCCAAGCAGGTACTGGCCGATGTACCTCTGCTGCAAAGCTACATCGACGGTCGCGCGATTTACGGCCTGAAGTACGTCGAGGAAAACCAGATCCTCGCCGGTAACGGCACTGGTCAGAACCTGCTGGGCCTGATCCCTCAAGCCACACCGTTCAACGAAGCGCTGCGCAAGTCCGGCGACACCAAAATCGACTTACTGCGCCGGGCCATCTTGCAGGTTCGCATCGCCGAATACCGCGCCAGTGCAATCGTACTGAACCCGGTCGACTGGGCCGATATGGAGCTGGCTAAGGACAGCACCGGCAGCTACATCTGGGTCAATGTGCAGGAAGGTGGCCAGCCTCGCATGTGGCGCTTGCCGGTTGTTGATACCAATGCCATGCCGCAAGGCGAGTTCATGGTTGGCGCCTTCGATATGGCTGCCCAGGTGTTCGACCGTGAAGACGCTAACGTCGAGGTTTCGACCGAAGACGCCGACAACTTCACCAAAAACATGGTGACCATTCGTGCTGAAGAGCGACTTGCGCTGGCGGTGTACCGTCCGCAGTCGTTCGTCCACGGCCCTTTCACTGACCCAACGCCATAAGGCCCATGGGCACTTGCTGAAGGAGAGCCCGGGTAACCGGGCTTATTGATCTGATGACCGACATCAAACTGAAAACCATCAAGGGCTTCGAGTGGCGCGGTGCTTATGCTCCGCCGCGATCGGATATTGAAGCCTCGGAATTGGACGCTCGCGAGTTGCTTCGCAATGGGCTGGTCGAGGACTACACCGTCAAAGCCGCAGAGTCTCCCGAAAACAAATCGGCTCCGGATCCAGAAAACAAGTCGGCACCCAAGCCCAGCACTAAGAAAAAGGCCGAGTAATCATGAGCGTGATCAGCATCGAACTGGCGATGAAGCACCTTCTGGCAGAACCAGAAGATCAGGATCTCGTTCAGTCGCAACTGGACGGTGCCGAGAGTGCCGCAATGGCATATCTCCAGCGCTCGTTCTTTGCTGATCAGGCCGCTCTTGATGCTGCCCGCATGCAGGTGCCAGATGTGCGAAGCGTGGCACGTCAGCAATATGATGTGGCCATGGCCGATGCCGCTTTGATTGATGATCAGTTATTGCGGTGTGAAGCGATGGCTGATGCGAATTTCTCGCTCTCCCAGGCGTTGGATGCGGCCACCCGAGTAGCACGGGGGATGGTCATCAAGCCCAGTATTCAATCTGCCTGCCTGTTGAAGCTTGGTCACCTATTCGCCAACCGGGAAGAGGTCGTCACGGGCACCATTGCTACGGAATTGCCGCAAGCCTCCAAGGCTCTGCTGACGCCAGATCGCGTCGGGATGGGTGCCTGATGCGCGCCGGCCGATTGCGTCACCGGATCACCTTTCAATCACCTGGGCTGGTTCAAGATCCCGGTACCGGCGAGATGCTGCCGGGATGGGAGACCGTCTGGGAGAAAGTGCCGGCCTCCGTTGAACCGCTGAGCGCACGTGATTTGATTGCGGCTCAGGCGGGCCAGTCTGAGGCTTCAGGTCGCGTAGTGATCCGGTACCGCGCCGGAGTTTTGTCTACGATGCGAATCCTTCATCGCGGCGACATTTACGAAATCCAAGGCCAGCCCCTGCCTGACCCGGAGTCGGGCCTTGAGTACATCACCATTCTGGTGGCGAAGGGGGTGAACGATGGCTGACAACATCGAGTTCAGCCTGGTCGGCATGGATTCGTTGATCGGAAAACTCGAAGCTATTAGTTACGACCTGAAGCGCAAGGGAGGCAGGTCGGCACTGCGCAAGGCAGCACAGGTGGTTGCCGGCAAGATGAAAGAGGGCGCCCGGAACATCGATGATCCTGTAACGGGTCGATCTATCGCGGACAACGTCGCATTGCGGTGGAATGGCCGGCTGTTCAAATCAGCGGGCGATCTCGGTTTCAGGATTGGCGTTCAGCATGGCGCTGTGCTGAAAAACGGCGGTGACACATCGGCCAACTCGCCGACGCCACACTGGCGTTTGATTGAGTTCGGCACAGCAAACATGCGCGCACAGCCCTTCGCGCGAAGAGCGCTGGCCGACAACATCAGCGAGGTGATAGACACTTTCACTACTGAATATGAAAAAGCCATTGATCGTGCGATTAAACGCGCGGCCAAGGCTGCAGGGAGAAGCTGATGCCAGCAGCACCAATCTTCGCTGTGTGTGCAGCAGATGCAGGCACCCAGGCGCTGCTCGGGGTTACACCTCACCGTCTGTATCCATTCGGCGAGGCGCCAGAGGGTGTGGCCAAGCCGTATGCTGTTTGGCAACTGATCACTGGCAGCCCGGAAAACTACCTAGCAGGGCGCGCTGACATCGACGGATTCACTTTGCAGGTCGACGTGTATGCCGTTACCGCAACCTCTGCCCGGTCCGTCACCGACGCCATAGCCCGCGCCATTGAACTGAAGGCCTACGTCGTCCGCTGGGGCGGCGAGAGCAAAGACACGGCGACAAAGCTTTACTGGTCGAGCTTCGACATCGACTGGCTTGTACCCAGATAGATCAATCCCCATCCCAGGCCCGCCATGTGCGGGTTTTTTTATGCCCGACATTTGGAGAAAGCCATGTCGATTTTGACCCAAGGCACGCAAATTTATGCGCTGGTGCCAACTGTTGCTGATCCGTCCACTCTCGAAGTGATCGAGATTCAGTGCGCGACGGCGTTCAGCCCGGGTGGTAACCCTGCTGACCAGATCGAAGATACCTGTCTCAGCGACAAGGTTCGCAAGTACCTGCGCGGCTTGCGTACTCCGGGCCAAGCAACCCTGACGTTGAACGCCGATCCGCGCAACGCTTCTCACGTACGCCTGCATCAGCTGTCGGAAGACGACGACATCGGCAATGTGAGTTGGGTAGTCGGCTGGTCTGATGGTATTGCGCCTCCGACGCTGAACGTCGCTGGGGATGATTTCGTTCTTCCAACGACCCGCACCTGGTTCCTCTTCGACGGCTATGTCAGCGACTTTCCGTTCGACTTTGCCGCCAATACTGTGGTCACCACAGCTGCCACCATTCAGCGCTCCGGCGGTTCCGCCTGGATCCGCAAATCAACTTAAGGTTTAAGACATGAAACTCAGCATTGAAAACCTTAAACAGGCCGGTGCCTTCACAGGGCGCCCGGTGGAAAAGTCGATTTCCTGGAAACAAGGCAAAAACGAATTCACTGCGACGGTATTTGTCCGCCCATTGGGATACCAGGCCGCAGTCAGTGATGTGCTTGCGATCAACGGCAAACAGGACAGCGTGGCAGGGCGCATCGCGGCGAGCATCTGCGATGAAGATGGAAACCCGGTATTCACCGTGGCTGACATCGTTCATGGCCCACTGGACCCTGCTGAGCTCGCCAAAGATCCGGAAAGCACCAAGCGCTTGGGCGCGCTTGATGGCGGGCTGACTGTTTCGTTGTTGGCCGTTATTCATGAGGTGAACAACCTGGGAAAGACGACGAGCTCACCGACCTCGAAGAGTTCTGGCACGAGCTCGTCCTCTGCGGGATCGGTGGCCAAACCATCGCGGAGGCCAAGGAAAGGCTAAGCCTACGCGAGTTTCGTTCATGGGCGAAGTTCAGGGAGCTGCGCGGTTCGCTGCATGTGGGCATGCGGGTAGAGCGTGGGTTCGCTCTTTTGGCCTCCATCTTGGCGAACAAAGACCGCGATCCGAAAAAGCGCCCAGAGCCATTCAGCATTTTTGACTTCATGCCCCACGATTCCCAGAAGCCGATCACACTTGAACAGGCAATGGAGTCCTGGGCGTAGCGACTATATCCCCGCATTCGCGGGAAGCTCTGGAGCCATGCAATGGCATCACGATCCCTCGGCACCCTTACGCTTGACCTCATCGCCAAGGTAGGCGGTTTTGTTTCCGGCATGGGTCAGGCCGAACGTAGTTCGGAAAAATGGCGCAAGACCGTCGAGAAAAATGCCCAGGCCGCCGGCATCGCAATCGGTGCCGGTTTTGCCGCCGGCGCAGTGGCGCTTGCAGCGTTCACTGTTTCGACTGTCCAGGCGGCAAGCGAAATCACGCGTCTTGCAGGTCTTGCCGGAACCGGAACAACCGAATTTCAGAAGTTCGCCATTGGCGCCAAAACCGTCGGCATCGAGCAAGATAAGCTCGCGGATATCTTCAAGGATGTGAACGACAAGGTCGGCGACTTTCTGCTCAACGGCGGGGGCGAGCTGCAGGACTTCTTCAAAACGATCGCGCCACAAGTGGGCGTGACCGCTGAGCAGTTTCGCAATCTCTCTGGCCCCCAGGCATTGCAGCTATTCACGAGCAGCCTGCAAAAGGCAGGGCTCAGCCAAGCTGAGATGACGCAACAGATGGAGGCGTTGGCAAACGACGCGACACTGCTGCTGCCCCTGCTGCGGGACAACGGTGACGCCTTCAAAATTTTAGGTGATACCGCGCAGCAAGCCGGCGCGATCATGGATGAGAAAACCATCAAGGCTACTCAGGGCCTGGCTGCTGCCGGATGGCTCGCTGAGCAGTCTCTCACCGGCATCAAGAATCAAGTAGCAGCATCGCTGATGCCGGCGCTGAGTGACTATGCCGACATTCTTTTCGACCTGAGCCAGGACACCGCTTCTGTTTCATTGCTGTCCGATGGTCTCAACACCGTTCTTAAGCTTGCGGCAAAAACAGCTGTCGGGATTTCCTACGCCTTCGAGTTGGTGGGCAAGTCGATTGCTGGTGTGGTTGCAATCGTGACGTCTGCGTTTGATGGCGTGGACTTATCCAGTCCAATCGATGCGATTCAGAAGATAGGAGAAAACTCATCGCGCACCGCCTTGATCGTCGGTGACGATCTGGATGGGCTGGACAAAAAATACAACGACCTCTGGAAGCGCATCGATGATGCCGGGTCGAATGGACAGGCCAGCGGCCACCTGAAGGCGATATCTGAGGCGCTGAATAAAGTCAGCGAGCCGGTAAAACCGGGCACGTTCAAAGCTCCTACTGCTGAAATGCAGGCCGCCGCCAAAGCTGCCGAAGCCGCGCAAAAGAAGATCCAGGCAGCATTCGATTCATCAGAGGAGGGTTATGAGCGACAAATCGCTCTCATCAACACCGAGGTGGATAAACGGAAAAACGCATCGGAGGTCGCGAAGCTTCAGTTTGAAATTGAGTCTGGCAAGTTGGTCGGGATCAATACGCTGCAGCAGGAGCGGTTGAAGGGGCTGGCGGAAGAGCTGGATCGTCTCCAAAAACTCAAGCTCGCCAATGAAGATGCAGCTAAGTCGGCGGCATACGCGGCCACGTTGAATACGTCGAACCAGACTGCACGCGAAGGCTTTGGCATGGAGTTGGCTGGCGCCGGGCTGGGTGATAAAGCTCGCGAGCGCTTGCAGCAAGATCTGCAGATTCAGCAAGACTTCAATCAGCAGATGGCTGAATTGCAGCAGCAATATAACAGCGGCGATATCAGCAAAGAGCTTTACGACACAGAAACCCAGATGCTCAGCGAGGCCTTGGCTGAGCGGATGGTGATTCAGCAGGACTATTACAACCAGTTGGACGCTGCCCAGAGCAATTGGCTGGATGGTGTGGGTGATGCCTGGAACAACTACCTGGATCAGAGTCGGGATATCTCCGGCCAGACCAAGGACATGTTTTCCGATGCTTTCGCCGGGATGAATGACTCGCTGTACAACTTCGTTACGACCGGAAAGCTTTCATTCTCGGACATGGCATCGATGTTCGCTGAGAGCGCTCTGCGAATGCTCATCCAGTGGGGTACGGCTCAAGTGGCGATGGCCGCATTGAACGCCTTCACATCAACAGCAGCCATTCCCATAGTCGGGCCTTTCGCGGCACCTGCCGCCGCAGCTTCAGCTCTGGGATCCGCCGGCAGCTTCATGAGCACGATCAGTTCTGTCGCGGGTATGGCGCACGACGGCATTGACTCGGTACCTGAAACGGGCACTTGGCTTTTGCAGAAAGGTGAGCGGGTAACCACCGCAGGAACCAGCGCCAAGCTAGACCGGACGCTCGAGCAGGTGAGCAAGGGGCGCAGCAACAACAACTCGACAGCGGCCCCGTCATTAACCTGTTCGAGGACGCCAGTCGCGCGGGCCAGGTCAATCGTCGGCAACTCTCCGAGCAGGACGTCATCGACATCTACGTAGCCAACATTCGCGGCGAGGGAGATATCCACGACGTCAACCAGGCCAAGTACGGCCTGAAGTCTCAAGGCGCTTGAATGCGCAGCATATTGATATCTGGAGCAGCAGATGAGTAATCCAATAAATGTCTGCTACGCCTCGGGTGGGCTGCTGCCGATCAACACCATCGAGGCGACCTGTCCTGTCTGGTCGACCCCGATCCTGGTCTGCGACGGATATGAGGATCGCGTCTGCGGTACCGAGGATTCTCGGGTACTCGTGTTCTCCGCCATGGCCTTGGAGCACGCTCTGCCCAATCAGGACAACAGCGGATTCCAAAACCTGATTCTCGCCCTGGACAACACGTCCGGGCGGTACAGCTCCAGATCGAAAAGCCAAGGCAGCGAACGCCAGGATTGCCCTGACTTTTCGCCGCTATCTGCAAGACAACCTGACCTACCCGGCTGAGCGCTATCGCATGTCGTTGTTGAACCGGCAGTACGAATCGGTCACCGCCACCCTGACTTGCGGTCTGTTCGACCTGCTCGGCACTGCGCACCCGCGCGAGCAACTGATCCCAAGCGTTGCCCCGGACTTCTCTACATATGAGCCCTATCAGCAAGTACCTGTCAGCCCCCTATAAGGACGGCGCGCGCGGCCCGCTGGCCTTCGACTGTTATGGGCTGGTCATTGCTGTTCGGCATGAAGTATTCGACCTGCCGCTGCTGCCATCGCTGGGTGGCGTGGGGCGGGGCAGGCTACGCGCAAACACCCGGGCCTACTGGGAGATCAAGACTTCCATGGAAGAGTGCGCGCCAGAGCCTGGGGTCATAGCGGCTGCCTTTGCCGGTGACTATCTGGAGCACGTCGGCGTGGTCGTGCATCTGGATGGCCAGATGAAGGTGCTCGACACCAATCCGGGTGGGCCGCGCATTCGACCAGTACGCGACTTCGAGTCGTGCTATCAACGAGTGGTGTATTACCGATGATCGAATTCTTCCCGAACAAGCTGGCCAACACGGCACCACTGGCCACCTTCAGCACCCGCGAGCGGATGACGATCGAAGCCTGGGTGCAGCAGCAGACGTCGGCTTACCAGCGTGCTCCGGTGCAGCCGATCAGTGTGGTGATCAACGATGAAATGATCTGTCCTACGCTCTGGCACAAGGTCAAATTCAAGCCGTCGGACAACGTCCAGATCTGGCGCGAGCCGAAGGCACCGACCCGTTCACTATCACCGCCTTGCTGTTCAAAGGTGTGAAGGCCGTTGGCAAGATGCTGATGCCGAAAATGCGGGCATGCCATCGACTGGCACCACCGCGCAGGGCGATCCGATCGACGAGGCGAGCGCCAAGGGCAACAAGGTCAAGCTGGGCGACCCGGTGCGCAACCTGGCAGGCCGTCAAAAGCTGTTCCCGGCTTATCTGGCTGAGCCGCGCACCTGGTTTGCAGCCCCGCGTGAGCAGTGGACTGAAATGCTGCTCTACGTCTCGGCCGGCAGCGTGCAGGTCGCCACCAGCGACATCAAGGTCGGCGAAACTCCGATTATCTCGCTGGGCTCTGACGCCATCTGCAATATCTACCCGCCTGGTGCTGATGTGTCAGGCAATACCGCTTCTATGCTTTGGTATAACGTCAAGGAGGTCGGCGCCAGTTCCAGCGGTTCGGCCGGCTTGGAAATGACCGTAGCTACCGCGCTGACACAGACTGCGGTCGCGTCGGCTTACCAGTTCAGCGGGAATTCAATATCTATTCCTCTTGGGGCTGGCACCTTTCCGAGTGACTGGCAAACAGGCTTGATCATTCGCGTATTGGCGCCATACGAGTACACCGTCGTGGACGGGGGAGCTGGGCGTGACATAGTTCGCGGGCCGCTGTCGATGCTAAATCCAGTTCCGGCCATGCTGATTGAGGTTCAAGGCGCGAACTCGGGGTTGTATTCGGTTAGTTCGTACACCCGTATGTCGCCCCAGTTCCGCCGTCAGCCGGCACGCCTTCGACGATTCTCGGCTCAAGCATTCCGGTGCGCTACGACTACAACGTGACGCCGCTGACCTTCACTGTCTCGCTGGGCTCTACCCCATATTCTGTCGCGCTGAATACGGCAACGACCGATCTGGCTGGGCTGGTCTCTACAATCAACACGGCCAAGGGTGGCGCCCCGTTCGTAGCCAGCGCCTCGGCGGGCAAAGTCCTGCTGACGCAAACAGGAGCCAACAACGGGCGGGCCCTGGTCTCGTCCGGCGGCGCTGACGTGCTCGGCTCCAGCCCGATCAATACCACCGGCACGGCAGCTACCTCGGGCACGCCTGAGCAGTCGGCAGAAATGACCCTGAACTATGACGGAGGACAGCCTGCAGTTGGTCTTTCTCTTGGGGTTGGCTTGGTAACCATCGGGCCGCGCGGGCTTCGCTATCGCATCACGGCCTTCAGCGCATCGCTCATTACGGTCGAGCGCCTAACATCAAGCGGATCGACTGATACTGCATGGCCAGGGTTTGATTTGATGCAGACGGTAAACGGCCTGATCACCCTTGACCCGTCGAATCTTGCGGGCGGTTATCGCGGGCCGTTTGGCTGCGCACCCAAGGGCGAGCTGGTCACAGAGCTTGAATGGACTGTGTTTCACGCCAATGGTCTGTGCGGCATCGGTCGTGAAGGGCAGATTTATGAGATCCGCTCGTTTCACACCTTCGAGTACAGGGACATGGATGCGGCCGGGGCATGGACGGTGCTCGACAAGGAGCACTGGGGCGGCACGCGGGACGCGCAAGGGGTTACCTACCGAGCGACCCTGCCTTACCCGATGCGACCAGAAGCACGAATCAAGAAACGTTTCGTCAGCCAACCCGGCAACATCGACTCGGAAAAGCAGGACGATATCAGCTGGTACAGCCTGCGCAGCCTGCGTCAGATCCGACCGACCACTTACCCTGGCATGACCGTGATGGCGATGCAGATCCGCGGCGGTGATCGCCTGTCGGCTCAGTCAGAAAGTCAGGCCAATCTGATCGGCACCCGGATTCTGCCGGTCTACACCGGTGGTGCCTGGACTGCGCCGCAACCCACGCGCGGCATTGTGCCCTGGTGCCTGAACGTGCTGAAGTCGCTCGGATACACCGACGCCGATATCGACCTGCCCGAGTGGGATCGCTTGCACACGGTATTCGAGGCTGCCGGCCAGTATTACGACGAGGTGATCGACGACACCAGCACCGCCAAGGATCGGATCAACGACGCGCTGGCGTGCGGCTATGCCGAGCTGACCATCAAAAACGGCTTGGTCAGCCTAGTGCGTGACGAACCGCGCGCGGCATTCGATATCACCTACGGGCCGAAGACGCAGACCTACTCACCGCAGAACATGACCAAGCCCCTGAAGATCGACGGTCCGTTGCCATCGATCAACGACTTCGACGGGGTCGACGTTGAGTATTACTCGAACCTGACGTGGGCATGGGAACGGTGCCATGTCGCTGGCCGGGAGATGCTGGACTGAAGGTCGAGAAAATCAAACTGCCCGGGGTAGGTGATCGTAACCGTGCGTACCAGTTCGGTATGCGTCGTCGCGGGCATCAGCTGTTTCGCCAGGACACCTACACATGGGAAACCGAGCTGGCCGGCATGAATTCGGGCTACCTGAGCTTCTGCGCCGTCGCCAGCGATACTCCGGGCCTCTGCCAAAGCGCTTTACTGCTCAGCGTGCAGGCGGTTACCGGCGGCTTCCTGCTGGAGTCATCCGAGCCGATCGACTGGTCGGCACCCGAGGCGTACCGGGTCGGCATTAGTCGTCCTGATGGTTCTCTCTCTGGCCCGTTCCCAGTCATCGCGGTTGACGAATACCACCTGCAGATCGCCGATCTCGACTTCGCGCCGGACACCAGCATGACCTTGGAGCTGCCTCAGTTGCTGGTCGGGCCGGTGAGCAAGTGGGCTTATCCAGTTTTGGTCAATAGCTCATCTCCATCCAACGGCAACGTGGCAATGAAGGGTATGCCCTACGATGCCCGCGTTTACACCTACGACGGCAGCGCGGCACCTGCTTGATATGGGGGCCTCTAACAAAAGGACGACGAGCTTATGCTCACATACCCTGACAACCTGCCGCTTCCCTTACGGGAAGGATACGGCTTCAGAACGGTCAGCCCGATTGCCCGATCGCAATTTGTGAGCGGAAGGGCGATTCAGCGCATCAGATTCCGAAGCTTTCCCACTGCGGTCACCCTGTCCTGGGTTCTGGATGCGAAGCAAGCCCGGCTGTTCCAGGGCTGGTTCAAATGGGGGGTCAACTACATCGACTGGTTCCGGTGTCCGATCAAGAGCCCGATGGGGCTTACACCGACGAAAGTTCGCTTCACCGACATCTATAGCGGGCCGGATCTCGTAGGTGTGGATCACTGGCGCTTTTCAGTGCCGGCTGAACTGTTCGAAATCCCGATCGTCGACGAGGCCGAGTTCGTTAGCCTGCTCGCCGGACTGGACATTACTGTGATGAACGCTGAGCTACGCGATCAGCTCGACGCCTGGTACACGAAGAGCTGGCCCGGAGCCCTGTAACTCCACTTCATCCACCTGCTTTTTTGAGCCCGCCTGTGCGGGTTTTTGCATTTATAGAGGGCACGCAATGAGCGGAGCTTCCGACCTTCAATTGTTTGAGCAGCTGGTTTTGAACGCCAACGAGCTGTTCCTTTCGAACGCTGACTTTGTCGTTATTAACGGCATCAGCAAACCAACCCTGAAAAAGATCTACGCCGAGTTTCTAGCCAGCGTCGGTGTATATCTCACTATTGCCGATGGCCTGGCCGCAACCAACGGTACTGGCACAAACAATCGCTTCTTCACCGTCTCGGGTGGTGACAACCTTGATACTCGGTACCGCAATGACGCAGGCACTGCAGTAGCTATCGGCCAAGCGATGAACGCCGCCGTCAGCGCCTTGACGATCAACGCCGGGAAAGCGTTCCCCTTGAAGTCGGCCAACCGTGCCGGCTCAGTCAGCGCTGAGTTACCGGTAGCAAGTAAGGCGGTCCTCGACATCAAAGTGATCGGGAACCCAGCGGGTAAGTTCGTGCGCTTTGCGTGGTACGGCAACGGCACTACGGCGTTCGGTGCCCCTGACTACGGCATGATTTTTGAGGCGGCCGATACTGCGACGTATGGCAGCACCGGCGTGGCGACTCAGGTCATCACGCGTGTCACTCCCTGGGTTGAGGTCGCGATCAGCGGAACGATCGTGACACGGATCTACCGTACGACCACGGTAGATGGTTTGTTGATTTCCATCACCTACGACAAAGCGGTGTTTGACCAGACCGCAGGCACGGCTGTGGTCCTCAACGGCCCTACGCTGCCCGGTTACAGCTGGGTGATCGACCCGGTCTGTTATCTGCCGATGGCGCCCGCTCGCGTACTGGACTCGCTCAAGGTTAACGTCGGTGTCAACTTCCCACTGGCGAGCTACAGCCGTGCGGGCGCCGTTAGCGCGGCAGAGTCCCGGCTGAACCGAGCCATCTTGGACGCCAAGATCACCGGCGTGGAAGACGGAAAGCTGGTGCGCCTGGCCTACGTGGCCAACGGCACGACCGCCTTTGGTGGCGGCCCGAACTACGGCATGATCTTTGAAATCGCCGATGCGGCTACTTACAACACCACCGGGACGGCCGTTCCACTGATCAATCGCCTGGACTCTTGGCAGGAAGTGCCTGGCGAAGGCACGTTGGTCACGCGCTATTACCGGCAGACTACGCAGGCACAGGGCGGCATTACTGTCGCGATCACTTACGACAAGGCCGTGCTGGCTGAGATCGACGGCACGCCGATTGTACTGAACAACCAGTCCTATCCGGCCTACAGCTGGATCTTCGACCCGGCCTGCTATCGTCCGGCAGAGAAGCCGGTCGCCGCCAAAACCAAGGGTCTGCTCTATTCGGCCACGGCGGACGAACTGACGGTGGTATGGCGATACTCAGATACCAAGCTGATGCGGATCAAGATCGGGCGCTATGGCCCGAACCTGCTGAATGACATCGGGGAAATCGCCGAGCAAGTGAGCAGCACCCTAACCCTGTCCGGAACCTGGACCGTCTTGGCAGCGCGCTTTACTGACTGGATTGGCCCTTACCAGGTGACGGCGGTAAACAACGGTGACGGCGGCGGTACCGTGCAATCCACCGGTGGTAACCACCCAATCAACAACACCACCACGCCAACTGCCGAGCAGCTTGAGCGGTCTGTCTATGCTGACGGCGGCTTGCTGGTTACCGGCAATGGCCAAGCGGATGAAATGGTGATCAAGTGGGCCAACCGCGTCATGGGTCACAACACCATGACCACGGCGCGGCGCTATATCCTGCGCGAGGATCTTATGCTGCGCATCCGCCCCGGGTCTTTCGAGGTGCATGGAGAAATCACCGCGCTCGAAGACATTGTGATTGGCAACTACTTCGGATTGCAGTGCTACGACCCCGGACACGACCAGACGATTCACTTCTTCAACGGCCAAGACAACGGGCGTGTGGCGATCACGCCCACGGTAGCCCAGTACTCCGGCAATCCGGCGACCTACCCGAATGCTTGGGGATGTCCCTTCGCGGCAGCGAGCGCAATCTGACGTTATGGATGGATAGAAGCTACGGCATCGCGGCACCGGGTTATCTGCCGGCCAGCGGCGTAAGCGGGCTGATGTTCCACCAAGCGAACTCAAAGAAGGCCTATCACCAGCTGCTGGCACAAGGCAAGCCTCTGGCGTTGGCGAGCGGCGCCTACGACAACTGGCGCGGCGGCTATATCTTCTCGCCGAGCCTGTCGGCGGCTGCTGACCTGGCCCAGCGTTACTACAACGGCGGCGTGCCTGGCTACATTGTTGCGATGACGTCGGCCGGATCGGCAAAAGTCGCCGCGGCATTGGCGGATCTCAACCACAAGACCAACCTGGACGGGACCGGGATGACCGTGTCGGGGTATGTCCCTCCAACTGGTCTATCGGTGAAGTCCACGGGCTACAGCGTAGCCAAGGTGGCTGTCACTTAGTCCGCTCCGACCCTTCTTATTTATTATCGCCCGCCCAGTTGCGGGCTTTTTCATGCCTGGAGAAAAGCATGACCGTATCCGAGAAAGACCGCGACATCCTCGCTCGCACGTTGTGGGGCGAGGCCCGCGGCGAATCCCTGGCCGGCCAGATCGCCGTAGCCTGGACCATCCGTAACCGGGTGAACGACGGCAAGGCCAAGTCCTGGTGGGGTGAAGGCTATTCCGGCGTGTGCCAGAAACCGTATCAGTTCAGTTGCTGGAACAGGAACGATCCGAACTACGCCTACCTGGCTGGCGCCAAGCAGATCCCGTTTCGCGAACTCGCCCAGGCGAGAATCGCCGCTGAACAGGTGATCGACGGGAAAGTGCCGGATCCCACCGGCGGCGCCACGCACTACTACGCGACAAGCATGAAAACGCCACCGGCTTGGGCTGCGAAGGCGAAGCAGGCCCTCAAGCTGGGCGGGCACGTCTTTTTCAAAGACGTGCCGTGAATCCGGCCGCGCTAAATGCTGTGAGCTATTCTTGGCGATACTTTGCACCCAGTACATTAAGGCGTTACATGAACAAGCAACTCGCTGGCCTTTCGGTTCTACTAACACTTGCTTGGGTGATCGGCGTGGTGGCAGTGATGTATTGGATGTCACGCTAATTATAACCACTGCGTGTTCACGGAACCGTTTTCGGCTGAGCGATCAGCCCGTCCAATATCCCGCGTAGTCGCTCAGACTCACGCTGATGAAGTCTCGCTGAGATGTCCAGATCGTACAGTTGCTTGCACAGGGTCGCCGATTCCCCGGATCTTTCCCGCAAACTCCCCATCGCATCATCCCGCTGCCTGATGGCTTCGGCGTGCATCTCAACCAGCTTGAAGATGTTTTGCCGCGCCTGGCGCAGTTGCAGGGTCAGTTCCTCGACTTCGTTCTCAAGCATGCGGAGTTGATGCCGGCAGGTTTCGAGCGGCGTCGGGCAACCGAGCCAGCCGCTGGTATCTTCGATTTCGTACGGTTCCACGATCACGCCTTGATTGTACTGTTTGGATATACAGTAATCGAGGTTTCGGATTTTCGCGAGAGTGAAGCGACGGGGGGGCAGATTGGCGGAGGTGGTGTTCGGTCTAATCCACGTAGCTCATGCATACAATGCTCAAGTTGCCATTTTTCTGCCATTAACATTTATGATCCTGCTTTGTTCCGTGCTAGGCAGTGAATATGGCAAGCGAAAATCGCAAGAAGAAGAAAGCTAATACTTTACCGAAAACGGGGGTATGCGCGCTCTTGGGGGTAGAAGGCACCTACGCCAAATCACACTTGATCCCTTTGTCTCTGACATCTCCTTCAATAAAAGGGGAAAGGTTTATCGAGTCGGGAAGGGGCTCGCGCCCGATACGGCGCTTTACTAGTTGGTACGATCAGCAGCTTGTAAGTCGAGATGGTGAAAAAATTCTCAGTGAGATTGATACCGCTGGCATAGAGGAGCTGAGAAGGCATAAGTTGATATGGAGCGGGTGGGAAGGACGCGAGAAACTAAAGTTGACGGATTATGCCGTCCCGCCTGAACAAGGGTCCAGTATGGGAGTTCGTCTTTTAGACGGTGTGAATTCCGAAAAGCTGAGATTGTTTTTTCTCAGTATTTTGTGGCGGTCGCTGAAAACCACCATTAAAGAATTTTCCTATTTGCCAAATAATGGTGTCGACCTAGAACGAATTGGTCGAATGATAGTAGAGAAAAATTCGGGTCACTTTGGCTATCATCCAATTGTTTTGGATCAAATGAGTACATTGGGTTTTTGCCATAATTACACTCCAACTCTTCAGAAGATGGATCTAGAGTTTGAAGAGGGTACGCGCTCAGTTGAGTTCTACCGGTTGTATATGCAAGGTCTCGTAGTTCATATCTACCCTGAGAGCTGCCCTGATTTGTTAGAGAGGATGGCAGCACTGTTCATAGGGGGCATGAAAAGCTGTGGGTTTTTGCTCGTAAATTTGAATCTACGAAGCAGTTCGAAGAGGCAAAGTATGAAATTCTAGAAGCCTCATCGCGTTGGCCAAGGGCTTTCTAAGCGCCTCAAGCAATTCTGCATTTTGCCAGCCGCAACATCCGGCAAAGCAGCCAACGACCATAGCCCCGCCGAATCATCAGTAATGCGGCATGCCTGAAGACATAACGGCGAAGAGACTGCTCGAGGTGATCACTCCGGCGCCATCATCACCGCGAGCGTCATCTTGATGAACTCCTCATTGCGGTCAATTGCTTCCAGGGCACCGCGCACGTTGTCGGCAACATCGGCCGCGCCACGTTGCTCGACCCAATTCGATAACTCCATGATGGCTGCCTCGAGGGCGAGTTGGTTTTCGTTAATCTTGAAGAGCAGGGAAGGGAGCAGATCGGAGTTCGGCACGGGCAAATCCTCAGCTGATGAGAAAGAGCGTAGCACCTTTAACAAACTGACGAACGGTCGGCAGGGCACCGGATGAGGGAATGAAGCTCGTACCAATTTTGTACCAATGACCGTGTAAAGCAGGTCGAAACCGGGTAAGTCTGAGTAAGCAAGTGACCGGATTCATTGACTATTGTTACTTTGCCTTACCCCTTTAGAATCGCGGTGTAATTCTGTTCCTGTCGATTGTCACTCTGGCGCCATAATCACCGCAAGCGTCCTCTTGATTCCTCATAGCGATTGATTGCGACTAGGGCTCGGCGCACGTTGTCGGTGACTTCCGCAGATCCGCGCTGCTCGACCCCGGCCGCATATCCAGTACGTTCGCGTCGAGGTCCAAGTGCAGGTGCCATGTCGTGTGCCGGAATTAGCGATACCACTTTGAGCGGATGCCGGCCTGCGAAAGACCGACAGCCTGGATGTGAAGGTGCGAGCTCTGCTGGCTGAGAGAAGGCAGCGGGTAGGATCTGAAAAGCTGCTGGAGGCTGCGACCGCAGCGTGCCGGGTATTTGCTATTTAGATCTTCATTGTCGCCCAGTGACCAATGGTCTTACTATCGATCTTTCTGGTAAGTCGGGCATAGATATCTGATCTGATTCCGCCTTTTTCGCCCATTGACTGGGTATTGATAGCGTATTGCTGCAACGCAATTTTCATGAACCCGCACGAGCTCTTGGACTTAAGATGCATAAGTGTCTTGTGATCAGCAAAAACCTCGGCGCCAACAAGGTCCAGTGTCCGGCGAGCAGTGTTGAAATTTTTTTGCTTGTTGAAATCAAGCGCATGCATCAGCTCATGATGCAGTGAGTTGTACCGCCACAGCCAGATGAGATCTTCGCGAGTTCCATCGGGAAGACAATTTTCGTTGATGAACACGGCGCTGCGGCCTTCCCTTTCAAGAGGAAATTTATGGTTACGCCTCCGGCGTCTCCCCGACCGTAAATCTCTATGTCCGCCGATTCGTCGTTGAAGTAGAGTTTTTCGTCGTATTCAACTTGGCAGAGACCTAGCAGATCGGAGCATTCCCTCATCTGATCGGCCGGGACCAGATACACATCCTTAGTCAGGCTTTCGTATCTGCTGGCCAGCTCATGGTAGGCGGTTTCAAAAACTTCAACTCCGAGCAT